GTGTTTTCTAGGGTGGGTGTTACCGATGGGCGGCCTAATGACATCTTGCGTATGTCATTCTCGATATCTTGCTGCTGGCCGGCCTCAATAGAGAAAGCTCGTGCAAAGCTCTCTCGAGTTCTGGGGTCGATAGGCTGCCTCTTTGCCAAAAAGCCAGCCTGCACCTGTATCGCATGTTGATACCCCAGTCCAGCAACATCTTGGGAGAATTTGCCGGTTTTGCCAAGTTCGATACCCTTTGAGTAAAACTCCTGAAATATTGGGATGCCAGCCGCCATTGACAATCCACAAACCCCAACAGACCTGAGGTGAACGCGGTAGGCATCCCATGATGTCAACCGCGCCCCTCCAGAATAATCCGTGTTGAGGGCTTTTCTTGGGTTTCTAACCAGCTTGTAGCCCGTAGGCGTCCAAACCGGCTTGCTTTGGCAAAACTCAACCTGCTCTGGCTCACAAGCGGGTTCCTCGATCTTCATTCGCAGGCCCCATTGAAGGTACCAGTCGGAAAGATCGTGCAAGCGGTGCAAATCGGTTTTTGGTAGGAACATGATGAGATCATCTCCGTCGTTGAGCACGTCTCCTCTTATGCCATGCTCCTGGTAGTACAATTTGGCCAGCAAACAGGAAATCATGCAATTCCCCAGGCTGGTGTTTTGATCACCAGAGCATCTCATAGCACCTATGTGTGCATGGACAATACCATCTCTGCAGTATGCAGTGCCGGTGTTGTTGAGCTGTTGTTTCAACAAGTTTTGCAGCAGCCGATCGCCAGGATAAACCCGTTGGTAAATTGAATGCTCGACCTTGAGAAGTGTTTCCCCAATTGTCTGGTCGAACCTACTAGCATCCAATCCAACTGCTACCCAACCTGGTCGTAGCTTGCGGCAAATTGCTTGTCCCTTCTCCTCTTGTGTCATGCCCTTGGCAATAACAGGATCCCCAAGAAACAGCTCAGCCATGGCATCATACAGGTGATGCTCGAGCGGCAGGAGGTACCTACCAAGGAGATAGTTGAACCTTGGATCGCGTGGTGACACAATCCTCGGCACCTGCTGTTTCGTCCACACTGTACTCTCCCACTTCGTGAAAAAGGACAGTTTAGCCAGGGCGGCAAGGGTTGTTGGCCTATGTCGCAGATCATGCCGAGCTTTCTCATAAACCTTCCTCTTGGAGCCGGTCCTGGTCGCCAAAAATTCAGCGCCGGTCGCTCGGGTGCAAGTAGGTACGTTATTGATAAGCTGGCTGACAAGCGATGTTAGATCACTCCCATTGCGGCAGCAGGGTGGTTTTCGGGTGCCGAGCGCATCGATATAAAAGACGCGTTCCTTCATCCCGGAGACCACATTCTCTATCACCTTCTTGAACGGGGCTACGGGGGTGCTCCCGAGCCCATGAAATGACCTGTAGTACACAGGCCTGATGGGCCGTAGTGGCATGAAACGGCGTACACGGAGCTTCGCGTGTTCAGGTGCTCCGGACACGTATACGCGCTGTTCCACTTCACCACGGCACCACTAGTTGCGATGAACATCGGACCCAAAGAGCCCGACCATGCGCAGGAAATACTGGTCCCACGCAGCACGCCTCTGTGCTTCTGATTGGTAAAACACTGAGGTGATCATCTGGTCCACTTTTTGATTGATGTGGAATTCACGAACACCATGCGATCTCATCATTCTCACCATGTAGGCTCGCGCAGACTGGATGTTATCGCGATCTGCAGCTCTTGATGCAAACTCATTACGGGCCGCGCATATGACGTGACCAAGGTACGAGTTCTGCAACACTCCTGCCGCATAAGGGATATGTACAGCTTTCTCACGCGCAACAATGCGACGTCGAGCTCCGCTGTGCTTCCACTTGCTTGGAGTTGTTGTGCCCTGATCTGGCTTAGCG